ATGGGCTCAGTTTTGAAAGGCTTTTGCGACATCGTTCGCACTTGGACATGTGGTGATCGCATTCGGGTCTCGCCGACGGAGGGCAGATTACTGGGCATTCGCTGTGGTGACCGATTGCTGATTTTTGGCGACGTGTATCTGGTTCATGAGCGAGTCGAGCAAGACAGCCGGGTCGTTTTTATGCTGGACGGGTCTGCAGATCAGTCTGAGTTGGTTGTCGTGTTCGGTGGTCAGCGTGATTGCAAACGTCTCGTGAAGTGCGGGGGTGAATTGACGGGTCGCGGCGAGCTGGATTATCGCGGTGAGCTGCGGACAAAAAATCGTGCTCGATTGTATTTGACCAAGACGTTCAGACGATGGAGCCGATACGCCTTGAACGAATTGCTGATTGATAACGGGTCGGTTCGAAACAAAAAACGCCTCGCAAAACACTTGGTTCTGCGAGGCGTTTCTGTTGATAGCGGAGGACACGAGACTCGAACTCGCAGCCCCTTGCGGGGTACCTCAGTTCCAGTGAGAGAAGCACGTCAACGGCTTGCGCTGACGTGCTTTTTTTGCGCGCAAGCGTTTGGTTTTGCTGGCTGGCCGGTCGCGAATCGCAGTGCAAAACCACGATGTGCAAGCCAAGGGTGCCAGCTTGGGTGACATGTGGGTGCCGCATGATTGGCTGAGCAGGACGTTCTTGGTTGCCTCATTTTTTGCACCTTAAGTTTCTGCGAACTTTCTTTTTGCGCGATGAGGTTCTGTTTCGGCGCGCTCGCCTGCGGTTCCTGCGCGATGGGCATTTTGACTGTGTCACCTTCGGATAGTCACACGATTTTCGCCGCTACTATTCCAACCGTGCAAGCAGCCAGCACACCAAACAAACCACGGCTTCGGCCAAAGACCCTGTTTCGATCGCTTGGCTGCAACCTGCGATCGTCTCAGGGTTTTTTCGTGCAACGGTGAAACATGAATCAACCACCACTCTTTAACGATGAAGGGAATGCAGTACAGCTTACCCCTGTCACTGCAACCGAGCTTCGTGACGCTGCGATTGAGCAAGTTGATTCAGCCGCATCGGTCGAATGGAAAGACCGTGCGGACCACGCGGCGAAGATCACCGCTGAGTCATTCTCCGAGTTCACCAGCGATCAAGTCTTTGAATTGATGGACGCCGCTGGGATCGACCGGCCACGAGAGCCCCGTGCCATGGGGCCAGTCATGCAACGCTTGGTTGGTCGCGGCTTGGCCATTGCTACGGATCGAATGCGGAACAGCACTCACAAGAGCTGCCACGCAAGACCAAAGCGGGTTTATCGATCGCTGGTAATGAACGGAGCAACGAAATGAAACGCGAACGCATCCACACAATCGAACAAGTCGCCGACGCATTGAACCTTGGAATCTGCCAAGTCAACACGCTAGTAGCGGTCGGTTTTATCCACACAGACCCGCTTAATTCCCAACTCGTGAAGGACACCGAGTTGGCTGATTTTGCGAACGAGCATGCCTACACGCTACGCGGTCAGGAGCCGCCCAAATGAGCCAATACGAAAACGTAATGCTGGACCTAGAAACGATGTCCACGCAACCCAACGCCGCGATTACATCGATCGGTGCCGTGCGATTCAATCGCGAAGAAATCACCAGCGAATTTTCCGTGTTCGTTGACCTGCAAAGCAGTGTCGACGCAGGACTGGTGATCGACGCCGAAACGGTGAAGTGGTGGATGAAACAATCCGACGCAGCCAGGGAAATCCTGCAAGTGCCGGGGGATCCCCTGGTTGTTGCTTTGGCAGACTTCGCTGAATGGGTTGGTCCGAAGGATCGAATCTGGGGCAACGGCAGTGACTTCGACAATGTGATTATGTCGTCGGCTTACCAGCGTTGTGGGATCGCACTGCCTTGGCGATGGTCGAACAACCGTTGTTATCGAACGCTGAAAAGCGAACATCCGAACATTGAAATCGAGCGTGACGGAGTGCACCACAACGCAGTGGATGACGCTCGTAGTCAGGCGTGGCATTTGATTCGCATCTGGGGACAAGACCAATGTTGATTCTGAATTTACTGATCGCCCTCTGCGTTTTGATGGCCGTCGTCATGCTCGCTGGAACCGTCGGTGAAGAGACGCCAGCCACACGCAAGGCGAAGCGAGTCAACGAACTGATTGCTGTTGGTGATCGCATTCGTGCCGACTTGGATGATTGCGAATGTGACCTTACGGCACTCGGCATCGAAGACCAGTTGGAAGGCGTAGCCAATGATCTTTGCAACTTGGAAGGCTACTCGTGCATCAGTTGGAAAGGAAAGCGATTTCGTGACGTGATCCTCTATGGAGATTCATACGAAGAGGCAAAGCGGAAAGTTGAGAACACCTGCAGTATGGAGCGGCGTGGTTCCTAGGAGTGATGCACCTTGGCGGCAAGGCACTTGCTAGACGGCGGCCACGTCGTTTCGCAGTGTCGGCCAGCGTGAAGGCCAGGCCCCAGAGGCGCGAGTTGGCAAGGTGTTTTGGTGTGTGACCTGGTGGTCGTTTGCTGGTTCGATTCTGGCACACACGCTTGTTTAGGTTTTTTGAAGACTCGTAAAGAGATGTTGAAATGTCGAGAAGTGAACCAGAAGTTGAATCGAGAAGCCCAGTCGTTCGATGGTTTCAGTGGGAGGCTCTTACCGGAGCTTTTAGCTACTGGGACAAAGAGGCAAAGCAACGTGTGCAGGTAGATGCGCCGTTTACATTTCTGTTGTTGGATCAACTCGCAACAGTGACCGGCTACAGCGAAGACCTGGAAGCGGGGATGTACAGCAATGAAGTGCGAATGAGTGAACTTCGCAAAATCCCAATGGTTGTAAAAACCAACAAGACCAACCGCCTCATTGCTGACGGCATTTGGTCGGACATCAAGGAAAGGGTGAAAGCCCTCGGTGGGAATTTTGCCTATTCGCTTTATGTGTTGATCGATGTAGATGGCAAAAAAGTCATTGGGAATGTTTGCCTGAAAGGTGCGGCGCTCGCTGCGTTCATGGATTTCTCCAGGACCATAAAAATCTACGAAGGCGCAGTGTCTTGGCGAGGCGAAACGGAGGAAGGAACGAAGGGCAGTGTGACATATCAATGCCCGGTGTTCACGCAAAACTCCATCACGGAAGAGACGGGCGATATGGCTACGGTGCTGGATCGCGAAGTCCTTCAGCCGTACTTGAAGCAGCGTGTTTCCGGCACCGACCCGCGAGACGAAGATGACCCGCCAATTCCAGTCGGTGCTGACAACGCCCACGGCGAAGAGGACATCCCGTTCTAGCGATGACAGACAAAGAGATTTTGGAACTTTGGCACGAGCGGGCGGCGATCCGCGAATTTGACGGTGGATGTGATCGCCTTCGTGCTGATTTCTTAGCGGCAAAAGACACACAGAGATTACTCGGTCACAAGTCAGTGCCAGCGTGCGTTGCAGAGGCCGTCAGCGAGTCAAAGCGGCAAGCCGCGGCGCGGCAAGAAAGGATGTGGTGAGATGGCTGGGGACTGGATCAAGATGCGAACAAACCTCGACAGCGACCCTCGCGTTTTCGCGATGTCGGAAGCTCTCGGCGTGCATGATTTGCACGTCGTCGGATTGCTGTGGAAGGTTTGGTCGTGGGCCGACCAGCACACCCAAGATGGTAACGCAGTCAGCGTTACAGACTCGCGCATCGATCGCATAGTTGAGCAAGAAGGTTTCGCCAAAGCACTCCGCAAAGTCGGTTGGTTGGATGGCCGCGACAGCGCCCTGAACTTCCCCCGGTTCGCCGAGCACAACGGAAAAACCGCTAAATCACGGGCTCAAACGTCTGATCGAGTGAAACGCAACCGTAACGCAAGCAGCGTTACAGAAGCGTTACCAGAGAAGAGAAGAGAAGAGAAGAGTATTACACACACACACACACCGAAAAATCAGGTTCTGGATTTGAACCTCACCCAGTCTGGGCGGAGCGTTGGCAGACGTGGATTGATACCTGGGAAGCCAGGACAGGATCCAAGTTCAACGAGATCCTTGCCGAGCAACAGGGCTACAAGCTTCACGAGCTCCCACCTGACAAGGCCGATGCGGACTTGAAGTTCAGTCTTGAAAAGATGGGCAAGTCTCTTCTGGATTCAGAAAACGATTTCTCAAAACGTAAAGCAGCGAGCGGCAACGCTCCCAAACGGAAAGGACTACGAGACTGATGGACTTCAACGACGCCAAGAAAGCCTACAGGCGTATCTTCACCGCCTTTCCCCACATTGAGGAATACCTTGCGGGATTGGTCGACGGGGAGGCCACACGGGACGCATGGGCGAACATGCTGGCAAGTTGTGACGCGATCGACGTCACAACGATTGTTGATCGACTTTGTTCGGGAGACTTGCCCATCCGCGCCGACTACGAATCAAAGGGTGAGCTGGGTGTTTACCTTCGCCGGTTGTCGATCGAACAGGGTCGCCGCCGAGAACGCGAGCAACGTATGGCTTTGACGGTTGCGAACCGTTCGGATCACGACGGGCCGCGGTTCAGCTGTGCGACATGCCAAGACAAAGGATTGGTGATGATCTGGCATCCCGATTGTGTCTCGGCAATTCGTCTCAAAGGCGAGACAGTTCAGAGCAAATATTGCTCAACAGCTTGCAGTTGTGGTGCTGGGCATCATCTACGCACTGGCCATGACAAGTGGAGGCCATTGCGATCCTACAACGAGAATGTGATGTGCCGCTGGAGTTCCGGCGATGCACAAGAGGTTGAAGACTGGATCAATAGACCCATCGAAAAGCATTCCAACTATCGGCAAGAGTTTGCTGAGTATCAGTGAGTTTGTCGGACGGACCGACGCAGTTTTGACAACGGACTAGGAACGAACGGAAAGGAGGATTTTTGACACCATGCTTTACTCCAAATTGAGAAACACCATGAAAAAGAACATCCCACTTCTGAAAGTCGTCAAGCGTTACGAAGAGTCACGATTTCGTGTGATCAAGAGCGGGCGAAACTTTCCCCTCCCCGTTCACCAAAGCGCATCGAAGGAACTACGAAGACGATCCCAAAAGTGACATTTCAGAAAATCCCAACAGGCCAATCATGAACACATCCCAAGCAGCATCATCCGACCGCCAACGCCAATCGAAGATCCGGCAAGTGCTAGGCAAGGCTCAGAAAGATCCTGATCACTGGGTTTGCCGAATCGTCTACATCGCAGGCAATGGACGACGAACCGAAAGAATCGTGAGCCCGATCAAGTGGTTGCAACTTGGGTCGATCCGATCGTCGCACATTCAAGCCATGTGCTTGGGCCGTGAAGGGATTCGCCAGTTTGCTGTTGAGCAAATCACGTCGGCCGAATTGGTGCCGTCTGCCGATGTGCTTATGCCGGAGCCAATCAAGTGACATCACGATTCAAGCACCTATCGAAAGGTCGCATTGCCGAACGCGGCAAGATGAACCGCACGGAAACGAGATACAACGAAACGTTGATCGGACGTGAAGACATTCACCAAGTTTGGTTTGAGCCGTTCACGCTTCGCCTGTCTCATCCTTCAGTAGGTCAACCGGCAAAGTACACGCCTGATTTTCTGATTCTAATGAAAGACGGCACCACCTACATCGACGACGTAAAGGGATCTGGGTTGGATGACAACGCGGCCATTGTGCGTCTGAAGTGTGCCGCTGAACTATTCCCGCTTTGGGTTTTTCGGTTGGCGAAGGAACGACGAGTACGTGACGGACGGGGATTCGAGATCAGAGAAGTTTAACGAGAAGCGAAGTAACGGATTGACGTCACTAAAACGTACTAGGAACAAACACCATGCCCAAACGAAAAGACCCTGAAGAAACAGAAAAGGATTCAAGATGAGCAGAGACAATCTTAGAGTGCCGCTCAAAAAGCTCCCCCGCATAATTCTGGCTGCAATGGCGTTTGCCTGCTTGCCAGTCCATGCTTTGATTGGATTCGCAGAGGGCCTGTGTAATGGTTGGTCAGAAGTTGCTTCAATGTGGCGGATAGATCAGTCCTGAGAACGCTAATGTTCTCTTGCTTCGGATGGGTTCGGACGAGTAGCCAACAGACGGATTGCAACACAATGGCCAAATGATGTGCCGGAAGTTGTGACGCCCATTGATGAACGAAGCGTTTTTTACGAGTGCGATTGGCAGCACGTCACAGGAGTTGACAGCCATGAAAAACTAAACACCGAAGGCAGTTTAGAGCGGGGAGTCTGCCTACCAAAACGCGCCCCGCAAAGTCAGCGTAGCTCAATTGGCGAGAGCGTCACCGGTGTACGGTGAGATGCGTGTTCGAGTCACGTCGCTGGCATTAAGTCAAGAGAACGTCGCCGTTGATCTGCCTCGACAAACCCAATTATCGAAAGAAACCAATGGAACTACCAACACCTGACCGACTGCACGAACCGAATCCGTCGATGTCAGATGCAACGGTTTGTTCGTCGCGTGCGGACACTCACTCGAAGCTCGACGCAATCCGAGAAGCCAGCGGCGATGCTTGGTCCGGTGTTGATATAGACCAAGAGTTGGCGACGATTCGTGGAGTCGCACAAGGCACTGAGTCGAGGGTTTGCGACGACATTGCCGAACGTCAAGCGTTAGGCATCGGCAAGTACGGCACGACCGTCGCTGCGAGTGGATTGTCGCTCGGAGAATGGTTGCAGCACGCGTACGAAGAATGCCTCGATCAAGCTGTCTATCTGAAACGAGCGATTGAAGAACTCCAAAAAGACTAGCATCCCACGAACGTCCACGTTGACCGGGCCGGGACCAGTCAACTTTCCATTTGTAAAGACATGCAAGCCCGGCTCCGTGTCCAACGTGTTGTTATGCGAGTGCGATTATGGACTGGCGGAACGAAAAGCAAGTAACGAGCGGTGGGATGCAATCAGCTTGGAGGAACGGCCCCGCGATCGAGCTGACGAGACACTTGTGAAAGTCGTCGAAGAACTAGGCATCGATGCTGACGGATCGTGTGCAAAGCTTCGCGTGGTGGAAGTGCCCGACGATGTTGAGTGGGAGGTCAGCGAATATGACGGCTTAGAATCAGTAGAAGAGCCTCACCGTTCGTGGGGCTAACGGTTCGCTTCATCGGCGTAATCAAAAAGCACTGCTATTGGACCGAGCTTGCGACGTCCTATGCAAGCGTTTGATAGGCTGCACGGATGTGCCGCTAGCCGATGAAGCGAACCGATAGGCTGACAGGTCATCCGAGAGGGATGCCGGGATCAGTAATGACCTGGCCCCGCTCTTGAGTTTGAAATAGCTGTAGAGTGTCGCTACTAACTCCCTCTCGGATGACAATTAAAACAGCAAGCCCGAAGGACGGGCTTTCCGTGTCAGCCTATCGTCTGCGATATGCGGGCCGACCAACACCAACCAATTTTGAACCAGAGGAAAACATGACCGAAGCAACGAATGTCGAATCGCCGAACGATCAAGGCTCCGTATCATCGCATTGTTACCGGGTGTTCTTTGCGAAGTTGCGACCGTTTCACCAGTTAGCGTTCAACGACGACTATCAGCAGCTAGCAATGTTGGATTACGAAAGCTCTGACGATCTACTCCGGCAGCAGATCGAGCTGATGCAGTTTTGGCGACAGAACCAGGGTAAGTGGTCAAAGTTCCATCAAGACGCGAACGGATACACATACGCCAGTGATGTAGATGACGTTGTTTTAGTTCATCCAACATGGCTTGAGGACGCAACGCCTATCGCGGACGAATCGACTGCCGAGCTGGTGGCTGCGGCAAAAGACATTCGTGATAACCCAGGGGCAGACTGCCACGGAACCGTTGGGTTCTGTGCAATTGAGAATCCGAAACTAGAACGGCTTGCGGTTGCGTTGGATTCTGTCCTGCCAACTGCATCCCGGTAACGATTCGATTCTGAGACGACGGACGATTGTTCTGGGCGATAAAAATGGCGTATGCCGTCGCCTCAGCAATCGTTTGTTCTGCCGCCTGGATGGCGGACGACTCAGAATCGAATCGTTCTACCGACCGCCCTACGGTTTTGGGGGCTTACGATTGGATCACGAATGTTGATTTACAAGCTGATTTGATATGATCGGAAAAACGACTGACCAAACGAGCAAACGCTATGACCAGAAAAATAACATTAGAAGTCGATGAAGACGACTACGCATCTGTAAACGAGGCAATCGCACGTCGGCAAATGTGGCGAATGATGCCAGAGGGCCAAAGCAACACGCCAGGGGCGATCGTTGCCGAGGTCTGCCGAGGATGGATGGAGCTACACGATTCCAAACCGGATCGTGACGACAGCGGTGAAGAGTGGAAACGCTCCTAACCAACGACGGACACCGCGAAGGTGAACCCATCGCTACTGCAAGTAGCTCCTTCCAAAAGAGCGAACGACGCGATTATGGCTGCCGGATCGGAACGGTTTTCATAAAGCAAGGCACGATGCCTCGCAGTAATAACACGGACGTTAAGAGAGCCTAAGCGACCGCTGCTGGCCACGATGGCCAGCGAAACCTTTAGCCGGATGCGTGCCCCCAAAACCCAGAGTTCCGATGTAGGCAATGGATTGCCGGAATTCCATCGGTCGGTAGAACGGTCGGGATAACCGGCGAGAGAACAACTATTAAGGAACGAATCAATGAGTGACGTTGAATCACAGGACCGGCCTCGTCCGGTTCATCCTCGTTGTTCGGCTGCGGAGGGATCGCAAGCTCCCGGTTATCCCGACCGTTCGGCTGACGCAGGCGATGTGATCGAGTTTGTTGCATTCGTATTTTCAGCAATCGGCTGGCCGTTATTGCTGGCGTGGTTCGTATGCAGCTATCTCGGAATCATATCGCGATAAAAACAGCGAGCGTTAGGGAAACGCTCACCACCGTCAGCCGAACGCTCCACATATCCGAGCCGGAAAGAGAAAAGCATGAATCACGAAAGTCTCAAGGAACTACCAGCCAACGTCGATCCGGCTTCGGATCATGTGGTTGTTACGCCGCAGTTGCTCGACGAGTACGTTCGGAATTGCGAAAAGAATATCCGGCAGCATCCAGAACGATCGGAACACTGCATTGAAGCCGATCCACAAGTGTTGATTGCGATCATTGCCGAGTTGAGACAATCGAAAGAGACAATCCGAACGATAGACCGTGCGTGCTTAGACACGATTCACACGCTGGGGAAAATCGACCGGCCAACCGATCACGCCAAAGGTCGAATGACAGAGGCGCGAGAATTGCGGAAAGTGATTCTGTCGTCGTAACGTTTTGATTGTGACGCGGCGGAGTTGACGGCCTCCATCGCGTTAAGACATGCAAGCCGCCGTCGTTCACCAATCAATTGTTACATGGCAGACGGATATGACAGCGATCGCAGGAATTGTAGAGGACGGCAAAGTGTGGATCGGCGGCGATTCCGCAGGTGTTGGCGGGTTGTCGATGCAAACGCGAACCGACCCAAAGGTTTTCGTCAACGGTGAATTTGTGTTTGGGTATACGTCGTCGTTTCGGATGGGGCAATTGTTGGAGCATGAGTTCATCCCACCGACGCCGTATGAAGGCGAGAACGGAATGGGCTACATGGTCAAGCGATTTGTGCCAGCCGTGAAAACGTGTTTGAATTCAGGCGGATACCAAACAAGCCAAGACGGTCAAGATTATGGCGGCACGTTTTTGGTCGGGTATCGCGGCCAGTTGTACGAGATTGAGGGCGATTATCAGGTCGCAAGGGTTCGGCAAACGTACCATGCGTGCGGTTGCGGGCAAGATTTGGTGCTGGGAAGTTTGCACGCCACCGACGAGTTTGATTTGAAACCGAAGGACAGAATCACGATGGCACTGAATGCAGCGGTGGAGTTCTCCGCTGGCGTTCGTGGGCCGTTCGCAATTCTGTCCATGTAACGTCACCGTTAACCGGTTTGCGATTTATCCAACCAACTAAACCAACGAAGGAAGCCACCAATGCCAGAAGAATCAGACCCACCGAAAGATGAAGCAAATCCGCGTTCAACGGTTTGTTCTACCGCGATCTACCTGAAGCTTGCAATGCAAGTCAGCGATCGAGACAGGTTTAATGTTCACATGGGATATGCTGGAAAGTGGGTGGATTTGCCTGGAGTTCCGCGAATAGGTGACCGGATCAAGTGGTGCGAGCACTGGGACGATGAAGTCGAACAAGTTTATTGGCATCCATCGCAATCAGCAGTAGAGGTAATTTGTGTCGTGGATTGTGATAGCTACGCGGAAGGGTGTATTGAAGACGGCGAGGTGCCGAACCACGATCGTGTGTTTGGTCCTCCTTTGCACGATGCCGTGGACGCAGGGTTTGAGGACATTAGCGGGAATGGCTCGCTTAACGGATACGGTTGCGTGCCTCGTCGTTAGAACGCTTGGGTTATCCCGCGACGAAGAATCACGAAAACATTCCACCGAAGAGGAGGACGCCGATATGCCAAAAAATGACCCAACCGTGATAGGTCAGTCGTCGGGATCAACCCATTGTTCTACTGCCGGCACTCTTTTGCCTTGCCCGTTCTGCGGAAGAGGGAGCGTAAGCACCGGATCAAGCGTCAGCAAAAACGGCATAAGCGTTTACGTTCAATGCGCAGATTGCGGGACGAGAGGCCCGGTTCACGTCACCCGAAAGCTCGACATCGGCGTAGCGGTTGCAAAAAAATGTGGAATGGCATGACTTGTTGTATTGACAACAACGGGGCAGTCGATAGAATCTAAGCACACAAGCAACAGCCCCACCAAAGGAAAAAACAATGTCGCATCTGTCAGACGTCGAACTGAAAAACGCAATCGCTCGCGAACGCCAAATCCTTGCACGATGCGAAAGCGAAACAGCAAAGCAACGAGTCCACGCACGGTTGAACCGATTGCAGCTTGAAATGGATGACCGGCGAAGCATGGCAACTAGCCTTTGTTTCAACCGATGAGCGAAGCGAAAAAGGGACGCCCCGCGACGGAACGCGGGGCGTACAACCCGAACCCGGCTCGACAACTCGGGCGGGTGTCGGATGAAGACTGGGAAACGCTCAAGGCCGCAGCGAAAAAGGCTGGCGTACCGTTTACACAGTGGGCGGTGCCGATCTTGCTGCGGAACGCAAAACGCCAATTAGGTCAGTAGAACGTTTTGGTTATCCCGTTGGGCCGAAACGAGCGAACGTAAACAACCAACGAATTGTCAAACAGAAAACACCTAGACCAACCAAGTGATTGCCCAATCGGGATCAACCATTTGTTGGTCGTTTCACCGAGCGAGTCATGGCCGAGAACAGCGGAATCGAATGGACCGACAACACGTTCAATCCTTGGATGGGATGCACTAAAGTCAGTCCAGCGTGCAAGAACTGCTACGCCGAAAGAGACTTCGATCACCGGTACAAGAAAGTCAACTGGGGTCCGTCTGGTGATCGGCGTGTTACTGCGGAAGCGAACTGGAGGAAGCCGCTAAAGTGGAACATGGAAGCGGCGACAAGGAAGCTCAAAGGGCCAACCGTCAGTCAATGGGCAAACGGCAGTGGACCGTGCTATATGCGACCGCGAGTGTTTTGCGCGAGCTTAGCGGACGTATTCGAGGACTGGACAGGGCCTATGCTGAACCACAAGGGCGAAGACATTGGAATGTCGATGCAGGAAGTGCGTCAGCAACTTTTCGAGTTGATTGACAAGACACCAGAGCTTGATTGGTTGCTGCTCACCAAACGACCAGAGAACGTTTCGCAAATGTGGGTTCCTCGCGAAGTCGACCATCCTAATCGTCTTGACGATGGATTCCACCGATCCAACGTCTGGCTTGGAACATCAATCGAGAATCAAGAGTGGACCGATAAACGTCTCCGGTTCTTGCGAGAGGCAAAGGAAAGCAATCTGGTCAGCACGACGTTCGTCTCTGCCGAGCCGTTGGTTGGCCCGATCGACCTTGGCGACAATCACGAATTGGATTGGGTTATCACGGGCGGCGAGAGCGGACCCGACGCGAGGCCGTGCGATCCCGATTGGTTCCGGTCGCTTCGCGATCAGTGCGAAGCAACGAACACGCCGTTCCACTTCAAACAATGGGGCGAGTTCGACGCGGAGAAAAACCGCGTCGGCAAAAAGAACGCAGGACGATTGCTAGACGGTCGGACGCACGACGGCGTGCCCCGCCAAAACGCGATGACCTGAATACGACCAACAACTTATTCAACTGCGCGTTGAAATCCTGCGCAGGATACTTGCACTGTTGGCGGCGCACCGTTGTCTGTAATCAAACAGTACGTTGAGAACCCAAAGAACGTTTAGATGCGCCGAACATTCAAATTCCGACTGTACGAGACACGGCGCAACGCTAGGTTGCATCGCACGATCTCTACGTCTGGTCGCATCTGGAATCATTGCGTTGCGTTCCAACGAACGTACTTCCGGTTGTTTGGCAAGTATTGTTCCAAAGCAAAACTGCAAAAGCACATTGCGAAGCTGCGCACCCGACGCGAAGACTGGCGGCAAGTGGGATCGCAGTCGGTCCAGAAGGTTGTTGAGCGTCTCGACAAGTCGTACCAACGCTTCTTTAAGTGGGCGAAGACTCGATCTGGACTCAAGGCTGGACGACCAGGGTTCAAAAAGTCCCGTGAATATTCGTCGTACACAATGACGCAAGCTGGATGGAAACTGCTTGGCGATAACCGTATTAGGATCGGACGACACAACTATAAGTTTGTGAAGTCCCGCGAGATCGAAGGAACGATCAAGACGGTCACAGTCAAACGTGACCGAGTCGGTAGGATTTGGCTCTGCTTCTCGACGCTTAACGAAAGCTTTCAATCGAAGAAACCAGTAACGAGTAATGTCGGCGGTTTCGACTTCGGTTTGAAAGACTTTCTGACGGCGGATGACGGAAGCTCGATTCAAAGTCCCGAGTTTTTCAAGAAGTCGAGACGCGAAGTGGCGAAAGCCAATCGTGAATTGGCAAGAAAGCAGAAGGGCAGCAACAACCGTGGCAGAGCCAAGCGACAACTTTCGAGAGTCCACGAACGAATCGCTAACAGGCGACGTGACTGGTTCTTTAAGTTGGCTCATAAGCTCTGTGACCGGTACGAAGTGCTTTGCTTTGAGGATTTGAACCTGGACGCCATGAAACGACTGTGGGGCCGGAAGGTTTCCGACTTGTCGTTCGACACCTTCCTTCAAATATTGAAGCACGTTGCGACGAAGCGAGGCTGTCGAGTCGTTCAGATTGGACGGTTCGAACCAACCACAAAGATCGGTAGCTGTTGCGGACACAAGCAGGCAATGCCTCTTGATGTTCGCGTGTTCAACTGCGGTGGATGTGGTGCTTCGATTCATCGTGATGTCAATGCTGCAATAAACATTCAACGTCTGGGACGTCAGGCGGATAAGTTAGGAAATGTTAGTCGGGCTGAGCCCGCTGTTTCTGTTTGATCTTAGAATCCCCCGAATTCATTCGTGGGGAGTACGTCAATTGATGCAGTTCGTCAGCACGTTCGCGCCCGAAACTAGGTCAGTAGCCTTCCACGAACAAAACTCAGCAGAGGAAAACCAATGAACGAAATCGAAAAGCATTACCGATGCGGTCAGCACGCAGCACTGCGCGGTTTGCATCGGATGCTCGGCAATCCGCCTGCGAAAGAAATGTACGTCGCCTGGTATGCGGGCTATGACTCAGTGCCTCGCGAATTAAGAAAGTGTGCGCCGCTGACCGGCCCAATACCACAAGGGTTGCTGGATCGACTTGCCGAATTAACTTGTGTTGCGAATTAGGAATGTCGCCTACTGCGAAAAAGCCTTTTCGAATTTGAGTTGATGTGCGATAATGGAGTGACGCTATTTGAGGGAGCAATCATGTTGCGATCAGATCGAACGAAACTGAAGATCAAAGAGGCGATGGAGCAGCGGCGGCTTGCGGCCACGGAAGAAGAGATTGCCGAGTGTTCGGGAATCCACAAGTCAACAGTTAAACGGCATCTACCGGGGTTGGTAGCGTTCGGAGTGATCGCTAGGCAACCAGACCAGCGTGGTGAGAGACCAGTTTTTTCTTACAAAATCGCACAGCGAATTCAGGAATCGCAGGCTGGTTAAACGCTCGTATACGATTCGGAAACGAAACCCAATCTCGTTTCCCGAATCACGAAAGCGATCGACCATGAACTGGGCCATTATCATCAAACTCATCTTGCCAATCGTCATCGAATGGCTTGGCACCCTCGGTACAGTCGACGAATGCCCCGATGGCGTTTGCGAGCCGATTCGAGCGGACTTGCAAAGTCTGCAAACCGAACTGGATCAACCACGCGCTGCAGGTTTCGGCGATTTCGTTAAGTGCGTCGACTTCCCGCGACTTCTGGCGGCGATCAGCGAGTTGATCGCAGTGGTTCGCGAAGCACTTAGTGGATGCCCGCCAGAAGACGTCGAAACGACCGACGCATAGTTGCTGGATTGTCGTTCAGTTCTGTTTCGCTGTTTTCGCTTGAGGTAGTGCCATGATTTCCGATCCCAATGCTCCCGAATGTGGGATCCCACCCGACTTGGTTCGTGACGACGATGTCGTGATGATTCAGTCGGCAGAGACTTGGCATCTGCCGCGGGAGAAAATGCGGAAGGTTCGTGACCGTGTGACGGGTGCAGGCACATCGTGTTGTGTCTTGGATACGGGCTATCGGAGCCATCCGATTTTGCCGGAACCGATCGACACTCGTTCGTTCATTCGCGGCGAATCGGTCGACGATCGCAACGGCCACAGTACGCACTGTGCCGGGACCGTGCTTGGCCGTGACGAAGACATTGGTGTTGCGATGGACGCAAAGTTGGCCGTTGGCAAAGTGCTTTCCAATCGCGGGTCTGGATCATCTGCTGGCATCGCTGCTGGGGTCCGCTGGGCAACCCAGCTTGGCGTGGATGTGATCAGCATGTCGCTCGGAGGCGGGTCTGCCTATCAGCCAACAATCGACGCGATCAAGGCGGCAATGGACGCAGGTATCTGGGTTGTTGTTGCTGCTGGAAACGCTGGATTCAACGGACGCAGCAACACAATCGGATGGCCAGCCAGATCGGACGAAGGCATCACAACGGGTGCAATTCGACAGGATGGCAAGATCGCGAACTTTAGCAGCGGCGGTTCGCAATTGACTTGGGCGTGCCCTGGGCAGCAAATCCTGAGCTGCAATCTAAACGGCGGCTACACGTTCATGTCGGGCACATCAATGGCTACGCCGTTCGGTGCTGGTCTTGCCTGCTTGATTATCGAGCTGATGCGGCGGGAAGGTGGCGCAGCAATGACGGGGCGCGATGCCATTCACGCATTTATCAAGAAAATCACAAAGGACGCTGGCCGCCCTGGCCACGATCCTTCTTTCGGCCACGGCATCCCCGATGCCATGACCATCATCGACCTACTTGCACAGGATGATTTGTCATGGATCTAAAAAAACTACTTGCGGCCATCGCCGCATGCTTGCTGCTCAGTGGTTCTGCGCTGGCGGTGGAAGCAAAGATTGACGGACCAAGCGAAAGGCCAGCAGGCATGTTGGTCAATCTCAACATCACAGCAACCAACGCCGATGCGACTCAGTGGATCATTCCCGAATCGCTGCCGAAAGATGTTGAGGTCGTCACAACTAAAGAGAATCTGTTTTTCTCATCGCCGAAATCTGGTGTGTTTCGATTCGCGTTGATCGCTGCATCGGTCAACGAAGACTCGCCAACCAAAATCGACCTGGATGTCGCCACGCATACTGTCACTATCATTGGCAGTTGTGGCGTTGCCCCACCTGTTGATCCTGTACCGGATCCAAATCCCAACAAGCCGCCACCAAAGAATGATGTCAGCGAACTGCGAGCTCTGAGCCTGTTGGCGGCAAAAGAGCTGAACGATCCGACTACGGCAATGGGACTGGCAAAAGTGCTGGCGAGCATTGAGCCTAGCACCGTCGTCGAGATGCAGAAAAAAGCGAGCGCATCCGTTGAAGCGGTCTTGTTGGTTCGGGAGGGCGAGTCACGCAAGAAGGACTGGCTAAATGTTTGGCGACGACCGGTCAACGACGCGATCAGGGGCGATTCGCCAGAGGGCTATGTCTCGGAATTGCGAGCCGTCGCTGATGGACTGGTTAGATCGACAGAAGGCACGGCAAAGCCAGTGCCGGCGAAAGTTCGTGTTGTCGTTTACAGTCGCGAAAACTGTGATCACTGCAAGGATTGGAAGGCAGATGTGCAGCCGATCCTTGAGTCTTGGGGATGGGAGATCATTTCCAAGATCAGCAATGGCAGCGTGCCAACATTTGTTGTGACAGATGCGGATGGTGTCGAACACGAGCCCATCGTTGGAGCTGTCGGGGAAAGTCGGTTTCGCGTTTACAGGTGAGGATTGATAATGAAACGGATGCTTGTTGTTGACGACGATGACATCGACTTGGAAATGATCAAGCGAATGTTTTGTGGCGAGTATTGTGTCACGGCAACGCAGTGTTTTCGATCTGCACTGGGGCAAAAATTCGACGTGATACTTGTCGACAAGAACATGCCGGATGTGAGCATTTCTCCGGCTGAATTGGTTGGGTTTGCGAGGCTTAACAGCAATGCAGTTTTGCGGATTTGGACGGGTGCAACCGAACCGGAGTCCCAGGCCACAAAGGGCGAAGAAATCGACGTACGAAAACAAGACGCATCAAGCATCCGCGATTCCGTGCGCAGGCACAGTCTTGCGGAACTAGCGAGCCAACTACGAAGTGACTTGAGTTGATGGGGCTGTTTTTTCACAGGCCGAAAAGGCCACGGAAGTTTTCACCGCAATCAGCCAAAAAGATGGTCTGTTTGCGGCGTTATTTGTGTTGCTGTTGGGGATCGTCAGTTTCGCGGCATGGAAGCTATCGGGCTTTGGTTGGAAGATTGTTGAGCTGTGGCGCAAAGATCGCGAGGAGATCGAGCGGCATAGTCGCGAGTTTGGCGATCGTGTTGCATCAGCGGTGGAAGCGCAGGTGAGCATCGGCGAGCGACACGCCGCGATTGTCGATGCGGTTGGCGAAACACTTAACGCAATGCAGTCTTCGCAAGAGACGCAAACTGAAGCGTTTATGATCGCGTTGGACGCTCTGAAAGAACCTGACGACAAGATCCGTCACATGTTGATCGATCAAGCGAGACAAAAACTTAGCTGACCCTAATCCGGCCCGACCAAAGTGGGCTCCTAACCTTTCACGAATCCAGAACCACCCTACTGCGACTATTGAACCATGACACTGATCGAAGAAATCAAAGCGATCGACGGCTACGATGCTCTCACTGATCAGCAGGCCGCCGATTCTGTCAATGCGGCTCGATTGGCTGACCAGGACAACTACGTTTTGGGCACGTATTTGACCGAGCGTGGACTGTACGACTTGCTTGGACCAGAGGCAGGCGAGACGGTCATTGCAACGCTAGAAGCCGCTGGCAGCCAAAATCCTGCACTTGCTCGCGTAGCCAAATGGCTGTCGCCGAACGAAGGTGGGCTCGATGTTGGCAATGCAAAAACGCAGGCACAACTCATTGCTCTATCAGATGCAAACGGAGGCCCTCTTGCTGCTGCATCGGTTTTGGCGATTCGGTCACATGGACTGCGTGAGAAGCCTGCGGTCACAGCGGAGCAAGTACTAGCAGCGATCGAAGCTGACGCAATTGCGACGCTACGCGAATCAACCATGCAATCTTATCGCGATGTGCATTCATCTCAAATTGTGCCCGTGTTGGACGGAGACGATCCGACGATCGCTAATCTTGTGTCAGCCTTTCGGGCTGCGGCTGATTCGTTGGAGGCAATCCAGTGACAACAGGCCCAGTTGGTTTAGCTGGTTACGTCGGCCCAGCCCCTCAAGGTGGCGGAGGATCACAAGCCTACGCCGATGTGGTCGATTACTTTGATCGAGTCGATTCAGCGGGCGGGTCATTTGATCAAACGGCAGTCAATTCAGATTACACCGAGACGCGAGTCAAGTCGGCAATCCTAACCTTTGCATTGGCTTGCGAAATCGATGGGATATGGGACAAGCTTACCGAGGCATACCTACTCGCTGGTGTGACTTGGGATGGAGTTTTGCAGAAGCTGAAGCATGTCTCCACCGCAGGTCTCACCAACAACAACTTTGTAACTGGCGACTACAACGGAGCTGGCAGCAGTGCTGGCCTGCTCGGAAATGCGAGTACAAAGTATCTAGGCACTAGCGTAAACGACAACACACTGTCAGCCGACGACAAGAGTTTTGGTGCTTATCAGACAGCAGCCGGAACAAACAGCTTTGGTACGTTAATTGGCATTCGGACAGCGTCTCAATACTGGGGTATCGTTGCGGGCTTAACCACGTCAGACATCAACGGGATTATTCCGAGTGCTAGTGCCAATATTGCTGTCTCCAGTCAAAACACTCCAGGCTGTTTGATCGCAAGCCGTCGAGGAGTCAATGATGCTGAGCTTTACAAAGACGGCGCATCGATCGGAACCGATACCTCGACACCAGCCGCGACAAACGCTGACGGAGATTGGGAGCTATTCCGCCGTGGAAGTTCTTTCGTTATACTGAGCAATGCGAGATTGACGTTTGCTTTTCTTGGCGTCGGAATGTCAGACAGTGATTCAGCAAATTTGTCTTCGCATATCAATTACCTCATGTCCGCAATCGGAGCTAATGCGTATTGATGAGCGTAGCACCTAGCCAATCGGTTGTAATCACATTTAGGGTCAAAGATGCCACAGGCATTCTTGCGGACGCGGATAGTTTGCCAAGTGCAGTGCTTTATCGCAACGGATCTGCAACAGCAGTTTCCGTTACCGTTGCTTCGATAACTGGCACCGGAAAGTATTCTGCGAGCTGGACAAACGCAGGCTACAGTGTTGACGATCAGCTTGAGATCGAAGCAACAGCGACGGTGAGCGGCACGTCGTACACAGAGGTCGTTTGGGTAAGCTCCGTTGCAAATGTCTCATCGTTGGCGAGCCAAACAAGTGTTGACACGATCGATAGCGTTGTCGATTCGATCAAAGCTAAAACCGACAACTTGCCCAGCGATCCTGCTGACGTATCTGACATCGCGTCATCGTTCGCATCGATCACGTCATCACTGGCGACGGTCGCCGGATACATCGACACAGAGGTCGCGGTAATCAAGGCTAAGACTGACAACCTGCCGAATGACCCCGCGACAGAAACCACACTTGCAACACTGGACGGACTGCTCGACGCAATCAAGGCGATCACGGATCAGATCACGTTTACTGAAGGGCTGGTTGATGCAAACGCATCGGCGACGATCGATGGTGCTGACATCAGGGACGCAGTGGGGCTTGCGTCGGCTAACTTAGACACGCAACTGGCTGCGATCGATACCGGAGTAGGCAATGTGCCTACTGCACAGGAAATCGCTGCCGAGGTTGAGCGAGAAGACGGAACGCTCGCAAGCATCGAAGCGGCACGGGAGGTTGTGCTGACCGTCCCGCAGTCGTTGGTTGACACCGCGAAATTAGATGGTGGAGTCAAGCAAGTCGCGAGGGGCACAGCCTGGACCGACACGGTTGACGGTATTGGTGATCTTACTGGTGCTGTGGCAATCTACTATGCATTGAAGATGGGTGACGTCGACGATGATTCAGCCATGATCTTGGTTCGCAAGAACCTGAACGGCGCGAGCGGCGAAGAGGGAATTGTTCGCATCGCTGGCGAGGCATCGGCCACGACTTCTGACGCATCGATCAGTCATGTGGCCTACGACGACAATGGAACCACGAAAAACAGATTCGTCATCGAAGTGAGCGGCGAAGCGTCTGCGTTGATCACACCGACGCTATCAATAGCAGCATCGTGCCAGGCTGGGTACACGCGTTCTTCGGAGTCAAACGGCTATTTACGTGGCTGGAAGCTCGTGGGGGCCTCTGACAGTGAGTTTAACCTCGGAACTATGCGAGTAACGCCAGGCATCGTCAGGGCTACTAGCTAGTGTTTTTGGGTCCCTCCTGGGACTTTGAGCGTTGCAGGTCGATTCACTGCAAACTGTCTCTAATTACAAAATTCAAAAACTGACTTCACTTCACCGAACTATGAGCCTTGCCAGATTTCACTCAAAAAGCGATCGCCGCAATCTGCGGACTAAGCACAACGCGAATTAAGCAGTTGGTGAATGAGGGGGTGATCACTAAGACGCCCAAGGGCAAGTATTCCGAAGACGCGATCACCCAATACATACAGTTCTTACGCAAGGGGCAGCAGGATGATTCAGACTTCCGTGACCTTCTTGAGCGAGAAAAGTACCGGGAGAAAAAGCGAGAAAATGACCTGGCCGAAGGCTTGGTCGCCCCGGTGGAATTGCTAGAGGACGCTGTTGGCCGCGGCGTTTCGGCCCTGCTGCCCATCTTCGAAGGCTTGCCGCTGATTATGAAGCGCCACTGGCCAGAGATTACCGGCGACCAGATTCAGCTTGTGAAACGTGCAATCAGCGAATGCCGAAACGCTTTAGCCGATGTGGAGATTGCTTTCGATGACGAGTGAAGTTCACGCCGCATTTTCGAGGGCCATCGCCCCCCTTCGCACCCGGCTTCCTTTGATTGGTTCCGAGTGGGCAAATCAAAACTTTTATCTGTCGCCTGAGTCATCCGGCACGGAGGGCCGGTGGTCTTGTTATCCGTATCAAGTTGCTTGGCTCAACTGGATGACTTCGGACGACATCGAAGAGGTCAATTTCCAGAAGTCGCGCCGGGTTGGGTACACAAAGTGTTTGATGGCAGCCACGGGATACATGGTCGAGCAGAAGAATCGGAATGTTGCGATCTGGCATCCAACAGATGGGGACGCCAAGGATTTTGTCACGGACGAGATAGACAACCTCCTGCGCGATGTCGATGCGCTGGGAAAAAAGCTCAAGTGTGATGTCGGCGCGAAGTCCAAGCACAACACTGTTGAAAAGAAGTCCTTTCACGGTGCAACATTGGACATCAAAGGCGGCAAGTCGGCTCGCAACTTCAGGCGGATGACCAAGGACGTTGCGATCTACGACGAGACGGATGGCTTTGATTTAGACATTGATGGCGAGGGCAGTTGCTTTGAGCTTGGTGACGGTCGACTTGACCAAGCACCATTCCCGAAATCGATCCGCGGCAGCACGCCCAAAACCAAGGGAATGTCGATCATCGAAACAGCCGTCAACAACGCCGATCGCATCTTCTGGCGGTTCGTCCCGTGCCCACACTGTGGAGAGCTGCAGCGTCTGGAATTTGAGCGAATGAAATGGGAGGACAACGATCCCAGCACAGTTTGGTATCAGTGCGTAGGCAGTTGTCGAATTGAATACCGGAGCTATTCGACGATGGACAGTTACGGCCGCTGGCAAACGCTGGATGGTTACTATTACGATGAAGACAGCGACAAGTTCTTTGATCCCGATGACCAGCCCATCGCAAAGCCTCGGAAAATCGGCGTTCGCATCTGGGCAGCGTACAGCTATCTACGCCCATGGTCGTACTTAATTGATCGATGGTTGGACGCCACCAAAAACGCCAAGACCGGCAACATTACGACGTTGAAAACGGTGATTAACACGCTGCTGGGAGAAACGTTCGAGGAAGAGGGCGCGGGAATTGACTCGGCAACGCTGGACTCTCGCGGCGAAGACTATCTTGCGGGCGATCGGATACCCAACGAAGTCCTGGTGATCACAGTCGGGGCAGACGTTCAGGGTGGTTTGAATTCACGCATCGAACTAGAGATACTTGGCCACGGGCTGGAGGGAGAAACGTGGTCGCTCGATTATGTGGTCATTCCCGGCGATGCAGAGCGAAGGGAAGTTTGGGACAATGTCGACGAACAACTGCAGCGAAGGTTCGTGCGATGCGATGGCGTGGCGATTGGAATCGCCTGTACGTTCATTGATTCGGGGCACCTGGCCACCGAGGTCTATCGATTCACTGGACCGCTGCGAAAGCGGAACGTCTTTGCAACTAAGGGTGTCAACACTGGAACGATCTGCAATAAAGGCACTTGGCAGGGCGAGAAGAAAAACAAATCACGCGCAATCCTGCGAACGCTGAACGTCGATGACGCCAAAACAATCATCTTTAATCGGTTGCGAATAACCGAGCCGGGACCTGGTTTTTGCCACTTCCCATCGCATTATTCGGATCGTCACTACACGCAGTTGACGAACGAAGAAAAGATCGAAAAACGAAAACGCGGAGTCTTGGTCGGCTATGAATGGCGGCAAAAGGGGCCCAATGAGCAGTTGGATTGCCGGGCCTATGCGTTGGGCGCGTTGGAGTATCTGAACCCCAATATGCCGAGAATGAAACTGCGATTGGAAAAGCGAGCTGAAGCGTTGCAGGACGAAGCCGCGGAAAAGCCCCAAGACATTGACGATGTTGTAGCCAAGACTGCCGCCCGTCGTCGCCGCATGAAAAAAGGGTTCGTCAGCTCATGGAAATGAAACCGCTGGAGCCGATTGTCTACCGTGGTGCAAAGGACATTTGCAACGCCGTTGGTGTGCCGTGGAAAGAAATCAGCCACTATGTTCGCGAGCATGGATTGCCAGCGTTCAAAATCAACGGTTCGGGAACGTGGATTGCGATTCCCGAAGACCTTTGCGATTGGATCAAAGAACAGCGAACGAAGTATTTCATTCCCTCGAAATAGCCGATTCTCCGGCACCCCCGTCAACCCTCCTTTCGTGTCCTTTTGTTTCCTTATTTGCCCGCTGGGATGCCGTTTTTAATTTCGGCCAAAACCGCCCTTACGATTAGGGCATGCCGCATGCTGTTGTTCTATCGAGCGTTCCCCGTCTAATTTCGGCGGGCAACTCAATCTCTTGGAGGTGGTCGGATTCCCGATTTCCTGCGAGCGAATGGGTGCTTACCTACTCGCTGGTAAAAGATGGATCGCAGATCACGATTGCGGGCGAAGCCGACGACGAAGATCACCTGATCGAAGTCGACAGCTCCGTCACTGCGGCCTACTCGCCAGGAGTCTACGATTGGCAGTCGCATGTAACCAAGGGCGGCGAACGATACCAAGTCGAATCGGGATCGATTGAGATTGCGGCCGACTTCGCTGCCCAGACTGACGGACTGGATGCTAGGTCACATGTCAAAAAAGTGTTGGACGCGTTGGAAGCCTCTATCGAGGGGCGGGCATCCAAAACGCAAGTGCAGCAGGCGATTGGCGGTGTTCAGATCCAGCACATGGAACTTGAAACGCAAATCAAGCTTCGCGAACGGTACGCAATGAAGTACCGCAAAGAGCAAGCCGCTGCAGGCAATGGCAGTTCACGACGGACCATCGTTCCCAGGTTCAATAACTGATGCCAAAAAGCAACTTCGTGCTGTACGGCGCAAACGGCAAGCCCATGCCGCCTAGTCGCGCGATCAGTCGCGGCGGAAGCCAGGCGAAAGCGATGTACAGCGGCTTCAAAGGTGCGAACGATGAGAATCTGCAGGATTGGGCGTTTTTGCCGCTGGAAATCAACACAATCCTGCGGAATGACCTGCAAAAACTGCGTGCAAGATCGCGTGATTTAGCACGCAACGACGACACAACACGCCGGTTCTTGTCGCTATTGAAGCAAAACGTGCTTGGTCATCGCGGAATTGCACTGCAGGCCAAGAATCGCATGCAGACCAGCAAAGCACTGGACGGCAACTGGAATGCCGAGATTGAGCGAGAATGGCAAGTCTTTGGCCAGAAACGCCGCAAGCGTGGGCAGTTGGTTTCGCCAAGTGCTTGCGGCCAATACTCGTTTCTGGAGATCGCTTGGCTAAGCCTGATGACTCGCGCTGTCGATGGCGAATGTTTCATCCAGATACTGAAAGGCTACCCGCACAACCCGCATCGATTTGCGGTTCGGTTCCTCAATCCTGATTTGCTGGACAGCACATTTTGCCAGGATGCAAGCGACGAGCAGAACCGCATTGAAATGGGCATTGAGTTCGACGAGTTTGATCGACCAGTGGCATACCACTTCGGTGCGGAGCATCCAACAAAGAAATTTGCGACGGACAGGGGCAAGCGTCAGCGCATCCCAGCGGATCAGATTATTCACCTGTTCCGCAAAGAACACGTTGGGCAAATCCGCGGCATCCCTGACTTCGCCGCGATCATGCACAAAACCAAAATGCTGAACGGTGTTCATGAAGCGTTGGTTGTTGGCTGGCGCGTCGCCGCGTCCAAGATGGGTTTCTTCATGGCCAAAGAGCCAGAAGACATGTACGGCGAAGACGAGCTGGAAGATCGCCGCAGGGATCTCACCGAAAACTCGATGGACGCAACGCCGGGCAGTTTCGAGGTCATCCCCGACAGCCTTGATTACAAAGAATTCAATCCTGACTATCCATCCAGCACCTATGGCGAAGGCTACAAGGTGTTTATGCGGCAGTTGTCCAATGGTTTGAACGTCAGCAGCCCGACGCTGTCCAACGATTACAGCGACGTCAACTACTCCAGCTTGCGGCAAGCATTGCTGGAGGATCGCGAAGGCTGGCGTTGTGTCCAGGCCGAAATGGCTGACGGATTTTGTCAGCCGATCTTTGACGAGTGGTACGACTGGTCAACCAACATCACCGGCCGGATTCGCATTTCCGAAAGTCGCCGACGATTGGAGCCAACCATCATTTGGCGTCCCCGCGGCTGGGCTTGGGTTGATCCGCTCAAGGAAGTCAAGGCACAGCGTGAGGCGGTCGATGGCAAGTTCCGCACACGGCAAAGCGTGATGTCGGAAGTCAGCGGCGACGACTTATACGACACGTTTGATGAGATCGCCGACGAAGAGGCGGCAATGGAAGAACGCGGGCTGCAGGTCGCGACTGCAAACGCTCCTTTGCCACAGGCACCACCGAACAACGCACCCGAAGAGGATGATGATGAGTAGACGATGGTACGAAATCAAATCGCAAACGGTCGACGGAAATAGCGTTGCCGAAGTGTTTATCTTTGACGAGATCGGCTACTGGGACATTTCCGCCCGCAGTTTTATCGACGAACTCAAGGCCATCGACGCTGACCAGATCGATGTGCATATCAACTCACCTGGTGGGTTGGTATTCGATGGGGTAGCGATTCAGAATTCGATCAAACACCACAAGGCAAACGTCACGGTCTACATCGATGGTATCGCTGGTTCGATTGCTTCGATTATTGCACTAGCTGGGGATCAGGTTTTCATTGCTGATAACGCTTACGTGATGATTCACAACCCGGCGTCGATCGTATGGGGTGAAGCTAAGGACATGCTCAAAGAGGCGGAAGTCTTAGACAAGCTTGCCGATGGTTTGGCTGGGGATTACGCCCGGCACATGGACATCACGACCGAAGAAGCCCGCGCCCTGATGGACGCCGAGACGTGGTATCTCGGCCAAGAGGCTGTAGACGCTGGCTACGCCGATGCAACTTTTGCCGGAGCGAAGGCAGCAGCAAGCTTCAACCCAAATCGCTTTTCGGCGAAAGCTCCAACCGAAGCGATCGAACGATTCACAAAACCCCCGTCGTCATCGGGCGACACAACTACCGCGTCTGTTAATCCTACGGAGGAATCTATGTCAGACACCAACACGACCGCAGACGCTGCGGATGTAAACAGCGACGTCACCCCAGCACCTGAAGCGGTCGAAACACCCGCCGAGCAGGGCATGGAAACCGAGCAAACCGCTTCGGCCCAAGACGTTCAAGCGGCTGTTCAAGAGGCACTGGCCAACGAACGCCTGCGAACTTCCGAAATCACCGCATTGGGCAGCAAGTTTGGGTTCAGCGAAGACGCCGAAGCCTTCATTGCCAAAGGCGATCCGGTTGACAAGTTCCAAGCCCACATTCTGAACAAGTCGCCCGACGACTGGAAAGCCTCGCTGGCGATCAAGAACCCGGCGCAGCAAGCTTCCGAAGCGGATTTGGATTCGCCGGAAGAGGGTAACGAAGCCGTCGCCCGCATCAAGGATCGCCGCAAGGCTTCCTACGCAACCGCTTAGCACCCGCTGAGTGGCTTTCCAAAACACCCTTTTGAACCAAGAGAAAAACCGTGGCACTTACGCTTTCCACAACTCAAATCCTTGATCTCGTCATGGACGCTTTCAAGGTGCGTCTGCCGTTCCTTGCCAGTGCCTTTGCAACTGACTTCAGCAATGAGCGGGCGAAATTGGACCAGACCGTCAACGCTCGCATCGCAAGCTTGCCGTCTGTGCAGGACTACGACGCGACCACCGGCTACAAAGCCAATGCGGCGGAATCAAAAAGCCTGTTGGACGACGTGCCAGTCACGATCAACCAGCACAAGCACGTTCCGATCAAGTTGGACTTCCTTGATCAAGCAAGCACGGTCAATCAGATCAACTTGCTGGAAGAATCAACGATGAATTGTGGCTACGTTTTGGCCAAATCCATTGCCGACTATTGCCTCGGATTGGCACTCGCTGCGAACTTCTCGGAAACGTCGACATTCACGGCCGCCAACTCTGACCTGGACATGCTGGGCGACATCCGCACTGACTTGAACGCGGTCGGTGCGAACACTTCCGGCCGCTTCGGCATCGTCAATTCGGCGGTGATGTCAACGCTCAACTCCGACGCGCGGATTGCCAGCGGCGATTATCACGGCCAACAGATCGGCGCGGAAGCCTTGGGCGTCCTGCGTGGCATCGAAGGCTTCACGAACGTCTGGGAATACCCCGACTTGCCAGCCAATGGTGAAAACCTGAGCGGTTTCTTCGGCACCAAAGAATCCGTGATCTTGGCAACTCGCGTTCCGCGGGACACTGCCGAAGTCGCCGGTGCGATGGGTATCCCTCAGATCGCCAGCTTTGAAACGCTGACCGATCCAGACACTGGCCTGACGTTGCTGGGCATCAAGTGGATTGAGCAAGGCACGTTTGACGTGTACTGCACGGTCGCCGTGATGTACGGAGCGGTCGCGGGCAAGCAAGGCGGCACGGCTGGCACGAAGACCGACTACGCCGGGCACCGCTTGGTCACTGCGTAGTGATCCGGTTTTCGACCAACAACTCCAACCCTTAAAGGCCAAGCAATATGCGGCACTTCATTGTTCTGGGCTTCTCCTCGAATTCGCGAATGGATTCAGGGGAAAGCCTGTACCTCGGCGGCGATCGCGGCGCAGCCATCGCAGTCGTCAACGAACCGGATGGCCGGTTTGCACGGAAGGCGATGCACGAACTTGCGGTGCCACACATTTCGCGGCACTTCAAGGGCGACGATCAACCGGAGCCGCAACCAGCGGGACCGGAAATGACCGACAGCGCCCGAGCGTTGGCGGACGAAAACGATCTGACTGCCGAGCAAATTGCTGAAATCAAGCCAACAGGCAAGACCGGCAACATTCTGAAAGAAGATGTTGAAGACTACTTGGATCCCCCGGGTGACGAATAGCCGTGGGAATCGAAATCGAACTTGATCAGATGTTTAGTGATGAGCTTGCGGACGACGTTTTGGTCATCCGCGGCCAAGCTGAGGATTTGATCCGTGCGATCGTCGATCCAACTGGCCAGGAAGTCATCCGCGGCGATGGTATCAGCCTCGGAAAGCGAGCCGTTGATCTGCTGGTTTGGAAAGACCAGTACGTGATCGGCAAAAAGTTAGAAACACCGCAACAGAACGACTCGTTCGTTCTTCCTGATGGGACTCCGCTGAAATTGTTAGTGGGCCCCAATGGCTCGTTTGAGTGGGAAGTCGTCGGCTCTGTTTATCGAATCACAGCAACCGTTCAGTAGTAGAGACCAATGGCCAAGGACTTTGACATCGCCCGGGAGATCATCGCAAGCCTGGAAACCCTCCAGGCTGATGGCCCCTTCCTGCGAAGTCCTTGTTTGGTCTCACTCAACCATGATGATCACATTGAATCGGAGCAAATCAAGGACACGGAAATCCGTGTTTCACCCGAGCAGTTTGACCACACCCGAATCGCTCGCGCTGCATGGCAAATCAACGCAGGGATTCGGGTCAAGTTGGTCAGCAAAGCGAAAGACTATCTCGACGTGTCGCTCCTTGAAGACTGGTGCGACTTCGTTGATCAAATCACTGGGCACCTGAAGACGATCAAGGTTGCTGGCAACCGGTCAAGCACGATCACGCTCAGGAACAACGATCGATACGACCAGCGAGTGCTGAAAGAATCCAGCGCCTACTCAACCACTTTACTGGTGGGCTACTTGCTCATCTAAGTCACCAATCCCGCAATCACTACCCCGTTTTTAGAGGCAAGATTTTATGTCCGACGCAACCCTTGGCGTGAATGCCTGGACCGGCAGAAACACCGCAACGATGGCTGCCCCAACCTGGGACGAAATCGGATTGGTGCAAGAAGATTCTTTCGACTTGGATAAGGCGATGGCGGAAATCACGTCTCGTCAATCTGGAGGATGGAAAGAAGAGGTCGGCACCATTAAAGAGGTCACGATCTCGCTGACGATTCTCTACAAACCCACGGATCCCGATTACCTGGCGTTCGAGGATTCAAACGTCAACGGTACGCAGTTGATCATCGGCATGTTTGACAGTGACGTCACGGAAGTGGGAACGCACCGCGGATTCCATGCCGCAATGGAGGTCAAGAAGATCAGCAAGCCTCGGAAGCTTCGCGAAGCTGTTGTCGTTGTCGTGGATCTAGTGATTCAGCTTGAAGAGTCAACCGGTACCGTTCCTGCTTTCCAGAGCATCACCGTCTCCTAGGTCGCTTGCCTGCGACCTGTATCAAACAGCCCATTCGTTTCTAGAAAGAAGAACCATGAAACTGATCACCCCACGCATCCTGCACAAAATGCGACGTTCAGCGGAGCAGCTTCACGGCAAACACCGCGAAAGCCTCGCCACCTACTACACCGTGATCGACAAAGGGATTGCAAAGGAACTGGGCTTACCGGTTCGCGATGCCAAACTCGATCCCTTGGCTCCCCCCGCAAACCAGTCGGCCGGCATCTTTGATGATGAGCCGGAAGTCGACACGGCGGCACCTGTTGAGTATTCCCGCGTCAAGTTCACTGACCTAGTGGAAGCGTTGGGCAAGTTCAAGTTGCCCGAGCCTGCGAAAGCAACCGACCAGAAGGTGATCGACAAAAAGCCCGATGGCAAGAAATAGATTTGCCATTGAACACCTGAAGCATCCCAAAGAATCGAAGCCAGCCAACATGACCAAGATTGAAGACGATCTTTTGCAAAACGAAATCGAAGATCAGGCCGCGGCCAACCAAATTGACTTGGACGCCACCGTACAGATCAACGGAAAATCCGTTTGCCTGCACCTGAACGTCGACATTTGTATCAAGGGCAAGGAGGCTGGTTACGATCTGGGCGACGTCGAAAAAGACACCTGCAGAAAAGCACTGAACGATCCGACACTGATGTGTCAAACGCTTTGGGCTAACTTCGATGACAAGCTAATAAAGGCTGGTGTCGAATCAGAGGCCGATTTGCGTCCATTGTTATCGGGACCTGTTTTGCGAGAAGTCGAACGGGCGTTGGAGAACAGCGTCCGCGTTTTTTTCGGTGGGGGAACGATTTGATGGACTTGTACGCGCTCGATCGACAAGCAGCGACGGAGGCGTCGAAGAAGGAACTCTTGGCAATGATTTCTGGAGCAACGTCTGGCGGCTCGCTGGAATCCTCGGGATCGACCCAGGCCCCCGGCGATTCGGCGAGCTAGTCGAGATGGCGTATTGGCGGGACCGGTCGCAGTGGAATCACACCGCGTCGATTGTCGCCAAAATACACAACGTCAATCTTGGCGAGGGTTCGGATCCGATTACGCCAGATGAGATTTCACCATACACCGCAGAGTTGGAATCTAAGTCAGCACCCGTTCGGATCACGCGAGACAACATCGGGATCCTAAAAGCACTTGCAGGTAGAAGGCAATGATCGGCGTCAATTTGACAAGCGTAACGAACAACGCAAACCGATTGGCTCTCGCAATCCAGCGAAATAGCCGGCAGATGCTTGAAGAGTTTGGGCAAGACCATCGTGAAATTGCTCGCGACATGATGAAGAGCGCATCGCCGCAATCTGCACCAGGGCAGCCTCCAAACGTCCATTCGTCGGAACCGAACCTGGAGACTTACGCCCATGTTGTCGATGTCGCGAAAATGGAAGTCCGGTCAGGGCCGATCAAGATAACGTCAAGCGTGCATTACAGCCGGCCCTTGCCAAATGTCCTGGAGTTTGGCGGCGTAGTGTCAGTCACGCGAACACGTAGTTCTCGCCGTCGCAATTCACGCCGCGGGTCACAACGACGCAACACAAATTCGCCACGGTCCATAACGATGCGGTACAGGGCAAGGCCGGTGATCGTGCCGTCTTCATTGATTGCACTGGAGCGAATGCGGGCAAGACTCAGGAATAGAGGGATAGCTAAATGAGTGCTGGACAACTTGATGCTGGCGGCGGTGTTTTTCGCCTCTCTTTGATTGATGATCTTGCCAAGCCGTTGGCTAACTCATTGACGGGTGCGGTCTCGACAACCTACAAGGCAACGCAGTTAATCGACAACGAACTGCAAAAGGTCAGTGCAAGCATTGTCTCAACTGGCAAGACGATTCTGGCAATGGGAGCGGCTGCTACGACTTTCGGTACCGCGTCAACGGTAGGGTTTGGGAAGTCAATCAATGCTGCAGGCGACTTTGCCGAAACAGTGAACATGTTCGAGGCGGTTTTCAAGGACCAGTCTGACGCGGTTCGAGAGTGGGGGAAGGATTACGGGGATGTTGTAAAACGCTCCGAGGCGCAGATGCTGAACTTCCTCGCGCAGTCGCAAGACACGTTCATCCCGCTAGGTTTCGATCGCAACGAAGCGGCAGATTTTTCCAAGACCGTCACGCGACTGGCCATTGATCTTGGTTCCTTCAAAAACATTGACGACGGCGATGCGCTGAGGCGATTACTTGGCGGACTGGTGGGCAACACCGAGAACCTAAAAGCGTTCGGAGTGCAGGCCAATCAAGCTGCAATCAAAGCCCAAGCTTTGGAGATGGGATTTGACCCGAAAAACCTAACGTCTTACCAGAAGGCTCAGGCAATTCTGGCTATCACGATCGCGGGAACCCAGGACGCCCAAGGTGATGCCGCTAGGACGGCCAATGAATACAACAACAGCGTCAAGGGTCTCAACGCCTCCGCTCTGCAGCTTAGTATCACAATCGGTGCTTCGCTAAAGGGCGCTGCGACACTTGGCGTACAGGGACTGACATCGCTGCTGAACACAGCCAATGATTTGCTGGAGCGATTCCCGATTCTGACGAAGTTGGTGGCAGCCGGGACGATTGCCATTACTGCCATGGGTGCGGCGATCGTCGGCACGGCTGCTTCATTATTCTTGCTGTCTGGCTCAATCGGATCCATCGGGACCTTCGCGCTTGTCTCGCTTGTGCGAGCGAATGGCGTAATGGGTACGTATCGAATAGCAACCGATCTTGCGATGTCGGCCGCTAGCCGTCTCAGTACGGCAGTCGGAGGAAATGCGGTCGCCATGACACAGGCTGCTACCTCCGGCCTGTCGCTCAAAGGACGTTTGATGCTGATTGGGGCATCCGCGAAAAACGCCGGAGGAAAGATTTCTGGGATGTTCGCAGGCGGCGTGCTGCGAAGTAGTGGCAGGGTTTTGATGGCGGGATTCAAAACCGCATTTTCCTTCATCACGTCGGGCGTGGGCATGATGGTCAGCATGATCAGTTCCGCGGCCTCTAAAATCGGTGCCGCGTTACTTGGTCCGTGGGCGCTGCTGGCTTTGGCAATCACAGGTGCGACCGCTCTGGCTTTGGCCTACTACAAAAAACAGGAACGTCTGCAGCAAGAGCGAAGCGAATCGCTGGAAGCTGAGCGTCAGCAGATTGTCGCTCAGTCGTTCCGAGATGCTGGGCAACCGGTGCCACAAGACTTGTCCAAGACGTTAAAGATTGGGGCTCAGGGTTTCGAGAAATCGGGATTTTTCTCTTGGGGTGGCAAGCCCATCGACATCGCTCGGCCACCGGTTGTTAGTAATGGCCCAGACGGTGCTTTGTCGCAAGAAGACCGGGATCTTGCTGACGAGATCCAATCGATTAAGTCCGCGTTGGAATCGTATCGTCAGCGAATTGAAGGTGCCGACCGCCTTCTGGCTCGTGGTTCGATCTCCAAAGAGCAACGCGACAAGTTCGCAGCAAGCGAACTTGAGAAATTCAAGAAAAACGACCCGACAACCCAAGCCCAAGATTCGCTACGCAAAGAGTTGATGACTCCGATGGAGATATTCCGCTCGTCGGTCGACAATGCTGCCAAGCTGTTCGCCAAAGAGCCGTTGATGTTTGAGCGTGCGCGAGCTGCTGCAGAAGCGCAGTTCCGAGCAAACGACAAGGCGACCCAGTTGGCCAATCAGCTAAAGACGCCTCTGGAGCAATACAAGGATTCGATTGCCGAGGCTCGGAAGTTATTTGGCAACAGTGCCACTCGCCGCGATCAAGCGATAGCGTCTGCTGACACACGCTTGAGAGATGCAAGGGGAACTGCTGTCGATAAGTTCGCCGATGATCCAGCCAAACTGCAGCAAGCATTTGATGCAGCCGGCGAAGAGTATAGGCGTGCGGTTGCGGAAGCCCGAGCCACGTTCACAAGCGACCCCGAGAACCTGAAGCGAGCTCTCGACTCTGCGGCCGAGCAGTTTCGGTCGCTGAACCCTGCTGAACAATTGCGCCTGGATCTACGAACCCCCGCCCAGGTCTTCAACGATCGCATGGCAGAGGTCCGAAAGACGCTTGCTGGTGTTGCGCCTGCACTCCGCGCCGAACTGCTTGACCGGGCTACCAAGCAAGCCCGCGAAACGCTCGAAAGCTCGGACACTGATCTAGCAAGAGCCAACGAAATTCGCGAGTCAAACAAGTCGGACGCGACCCAAGCCGCAGAGGACATCACGGAGGCTTTCATGCTTGCCAAAAAAGGATTGCTGGAGAACAGCGACTTCCAAGAATTCAAGCGCCAACGAGCGGAAGAATTTACTGGCGAAGAACAGCGTCCTTTCGCTGATTCACTTCAGTTGACGTCATCGGCGATCGCTAGCCAGATCGGCAACTTCGCCCCCTCAATCAGTCTTGATCAGAAGAACCTGGAAGTGCAGAAAAAGCAGGTCGAATTACAGACGGCCATCAAATTGGAAATGATCAAAGCAAACAAGAAACGCGGCAGGAGCTTTCGACGATAATGGCGATCACCCTCTACCAGAAATTCTTAAACGTCGAATCGACCAACGGCACATCGTCGGCCGACGATGAAGCGACACTGTTTTACCAGGCTCGCACGACTGCCGACGAGACCGAAGACGACGTTCGTGACTATTGCAGATTAAACCTCCCGTCGAGTTATTTCGGGCTGATCATCGAACGCTACACCGTTGCCCGCATGGGTGATGATTTGTGGGATGTCGATGTCGAATATGGCCCTGCAGACAGTGCTTTTACGCAAACCAAGCTGGAGGTTGATGAGTCGCGGTATTCGATTCGCGGCGGAAGCGGTGGCAGCATCAATCGTACGTTCTCACTGGAGCTGGTCAGCGAAACGATCTCACCAAACGTCGGTGGTCTTGTTTTGACTGGCGGACCTGCCGAGCGAATCATCGGCCTTGCCGTTGACAAGAACGGATACGAAGCAAAAGGCATTGACGATCCAGTTGGCCAGATCAGCTTGACCGTTGAGACCGTCAAGGACGACACGGCAATCAGTAACGGCTATCTAATTTCGTTGGCTGAGTACGCCAAAAAACGAGTCACCAACTCAGTGATGTATAAGGGCTTCGCTGCTGGAACTTTAATGATCGTTGATCAAGGATCGCAGCAGCGTGGCGGCGAAGATCCCGACTGGGACATTTCAATCCAGATCGAGTACGAGCCAAACCTAACCAATATCGAGATTGGGAATGGAATCACAGTTCCGTCCAAGAAAGGGCACGAACTGCTGGACGTCCTCTATGACACGAAGATCACGAACACAGCGACCAGCGGTGATGCAGTCAATCTTCCATTGGCAGTACCCATCCGCGCTGCAGTGCATCGATTGCGAGATTCAATCAACTTTGAAACTGCATTGGGTATTTAATGGATTATCCAATCCCCAAGTTTGGCAATGATCCGGCTGCATTAGTAGACAGTGCCAGCTACCACACGGATCTGCTGTTAATGCTTTCCGCCTTCAAAAAAGGCGAGTTCACACAAAAGCCAGCGCGCGGCGATGTGCAGCCGACGATCTGGATCCAAAACGTCACAGGTGGAAGCCTGGACGAAGGAACTTTGCTGCAGATCACAGACATGCCAGCGCCGCGTGCGACCAACAAAGACGCGTTCTATCGATCGCCAACAATGACGGCCAGCACACCCGTGTGGCATACTGCGATCGACAACCTGTTCGTGCTGAATCAGCCCGCAGTTGATGACGGGTCGATTCCGTACCATTTGCGATCCTGGGCAATGGTGCAACTGACCAGCATCACCGCGGGCGACCGCTATGTGATGGTGGATCCCAACGAGCCAACGAAGATGAAAACGTCGGACGCGGGAATATTCAAAGTCTTAGGAGTCGACACGACCAACAACATGGCCGTGGTCGACTTGACGCAATCACAGCCACTCTGGCGATTTGAATTGACTGAATCCGCTCAGACTCATCCAATGACAACCTCGGCCAAACTGGTACGCCTCGACGGAGTCGAATTCGCGCCAACGATTGCACTGACCGACCCAACAGGCTTGCTTGAATCCACTAGCGCCGCCAGCGGTGCAATCGGCCAATGTAAGCACGCGGGCAACAAGTTCTATCCGATCGATGTGGAGTGCGGATAATGGGCAGGCGATGTTGTTGCGGTTCTTGCGAAACGACCGACTTGATCGATGACGGCGAATGGACGAATTGGAATCCACTGCCGCCATCAACCCCAACTAATACGATTGCTGCAGGGTCGTCGAGGACATACGCTGCGGACTTGCTTTTTGAAGACTGGACGGTAGACGTTGAATTGACGTACGTGCCCGAAACGACTGGTCCAACCATAACAGTCGGTACATTCTCGGCTAAGTTAACCCAAGTCACGGGTCAGTTTGGGTTCCCTGTTAATCTGGTTGAGCTACTTGGTGCGGATTGCAAAGGCGCAGTCGCGATCAGCGCGACGAAACTCTGGCTGCGATTCCAGTCAGCGTCTAACCCAGGAAACGGCGGACGATATCGCCGCATCGAAGTATGGGCGATCGATCCGAGCACAGCGACCGGATCCGATGCACCCACACACGAGACATGCCGAAACGACGCACCCGATGATTCCGCCGTCGACTATTCAGCATTTAATATCACCATCGCTGCGGGTGCATCGCAAGATCTGACAGTCGCCAGCGTGGTGACATCGACAACGTCTCAAGTTGATCCGACTTGCCCGGTCATTCGTACTTGCACACCTACTGCATGTGATACAGGTGGCCAGTTTACGAACTTGATCGCGGACGCGACCATCACGCTGGCTGGTTACGCCGATGTGGAAGTCAGCTACAGGTACCAAGGAAAATTCGACGACAACGGCACAATCACACCCCCGATCGACATCACGCAAACTATCAGCCTTGACCTCAGCGTGCTAAACGGCACCTATTACTATCAGCTGAAAAACGGAAGCACGGCACTGACGCCAGCAGAGATTGCAGCCTTCATCGCACAGGCCGAGGCGGGTGTGTGCCCTGCGGACATCCCCAACTATGTATGGGAGCTGCCTGGTGTTGATTTATCGACGAGCGACAGTGTTGTGCTTGGTCCAGACGACAGCGGCTGGAATTTTGAAATAAATGACATTGACCCAGGTTTTGTATTTGGCGTGAACACAGTTACGAATCGCATCTTTCGCAACACATCACCTACCGACTGGATCACTGGCAACGCTGTTCCGATGCTGTTTGAGCGGAGCATGGAAGCTAACTACTGGAGGAACGTTGGTGTAACGCGCGGCAAAGTTAAGTCAGGAATTTTTGCTTCGGCTGGATATAGTCCGCCTTCGCCGCTACCTGCATCGGGGCGTACATCGCTGACATGTGTGTCGCAAATCGCTCCTGTATTTTTTGATGACGTCCAGGCTTCGCATTCATTTTCCGTCACAGAAACCCCAAATGTGAGTGTTGGCAGTGTCACACGAACGTGGTCAGGCACAGGATTTACCGGTACGCGATCCGTCAGTCTCACCCAAGTTGAAATATAAATGTGGCTGCGGTTGGGCCATGGATGTCCCCGAAATGTGGCCGCTGATTTGTATCTGTGGTTCGCGACATGCGGATGAATCATCTCTCGAAACGATCGCTGTGCTGCCGACACCAAAGCGGTTGTATCCCGAATGGCAAGCCGACCGAATCTTGGCGTGCGGTGCCTGCCAACTCCGCCGTGGAATCCGCTGTGGAGTGCTTGTTGATCGCGGCAAGCCAGGGCTGATCATGCACCCGAAAGGGTTGTTCAATCCGAAAGCGGCTAGTGTGAGTGATGATTGTCGCTGGCCGCAGTCCTAAGCGAACCAGTCCAGGACTGACTCACCCATCACTGCCAATGCGAGGCAGATTGCAGCGAGAACTCCAAAGCCACCCGCTCGCATCTTATCCTTGCGCTCTTGAAACGCAGCGAACGCACAAACCAAGCCCAATCCAGCGCAGACCCAAATCATCACAACCACCGTTTCCAATTTAAGAGAACCCAAGCACCAACAATCCAGGCAATCGCAATACCGACGCCGATCAGAACCTTGCCGACGATCAACAACATGGCTTGCCCTTTGGTGCGGAATCAAACGGGCACAAGTCTATGGAGAACTAGGCGCGGCTGCCTAGCACACTGCCGATATTTTTCTGTGTCGGCGGATTCCCGCAAGTAATTTGCGGTGCCGCGAAGACCAGACGTGTCTGGGATGACAGCATAATCAGCAGGTGCTTTTGGGGGGCAGGAATGCCTTGACTCGCGACTACCACCGCTTTACAACATGAATCAGAAAAAATACGGCGTGGTCAGAAGGAAGCTTTCACCCTTCGCGACCAACCACACGCCCTCCAACCTGCGCGAACAGGATCTACAGATGACGGATTATGCGCCGCAAGCACAAAGTGCTTGCCATCTTCTACCGCACTCTCGCGGACCACCCAAGGGCAGGTTGCGTACACCAACGAAAAAAGACGCGCCAACCGGCCCGTCTTAATACGCTTTTCCCGCTGTTCGCCTTCAAATTTCTCACGTCCGAAGCGAATCAGCATCCCACAAAACAACTGCCCCAAGGGGCGGGCTGCTTCAGGTACGTCTCAAGATTAGTACCGATTGGCGGTCATGTCAAGGAATATTAAGCATGGCATCTACTCCACACGACGGAATTATCGACGACGATCGCGTGTACACCACTAAGGCTCTGGCGCTTCTGCTTGGATACAAGCAGGCGAGATCCGCCGAAGAGGCGTGTCAGAAAATTGGCTGTAAGGTCAAGCGGCTTGGTGCGAAGGCGATGGTCACGGGATACGAATTCCGAATCGCTCTTGAGTCCTACGACGGCGAAGACTGCTAGTCCTCGCGTCCCATCCGCTAATGCACTCAACATGGAAGCAGCCCCATGCAACGTGAAACGAAATGGAAGCTCACTCGCCGATCTGGTCGAAAGAACTGGGTTTGTCGGTACATGCTTGCGAGCGATTCCGATTGGACGGAAGAAACGACCGGAAAGTCTCGTAAACGACAGGCCGAAACCGTGGCGAAAGAGATCGTTGCCGCGGCGGAGTCGCGCGGTACCAGCAAAACCCGGGGATGGTCGGAATTTCGAGCGAGATACACAACTGAGCATCTTTGCCATGTGCCTCCAAAAACAAAGGAGGCATTTAATACGGCGGCGAATCAACTGGAGCGATTGTGTTCGCCGTCGACGATTGACGACATTGACGAGGATTTGCTGTCGCTTTTCGCTGCGAAGCTTGGTGAAGAACTCTATCCGCCCGCAACGCTGAGGGCCTACCGCGATCACTTGATGATGGCTCTGAAGTGGGCCAAGCAACTGAAGATAATCAAGAAACGACCTGACCCGCCCGGGCTGCCATCTGCGGTCGGATCGGTTCGCGGTCGGCCTCTGAAGCGAGAGGAAGTTGAGAGAATGGCTATGCAACTGCGAAATGTGGTCGGCAAAGAAAATGCTGCCCGATGGGCTTGGAACTTTGAGGGCCTTTGGCGATCGGGCTTTAGGCTGGGTGAAACCCTGGTGTTTTACTGGCATGAATCCGATTCCATGCACTTTGTCGAAAATCTTGATGGTGATCGGCCACGGATTGTGATTGACGCGTCCGGAGAAAAGGGGCATCAGAACCGAACGATGCCGATGACTCCCGAGTTTGCGGCGTTTCTGCGAAATGTCCCCAAAGCTCAAAGGCAAGGGCCGGTGTTTCGCTGGCCGCTTTCGCGAGGCGATAGCAGATCCGTTAAGACGATCGGAAAACGAATTTCCCGCTGTGGCGAACTGGCGGGCGTCATTGTTGGAAAACGCACCAAACGGTACCGCAAGAAGGACAAGCCGCCTGAAACGGTTGATCAGTACGCCAGTGCCCACGGATTTCGGAAGTCGTTCGGAACCCGCTGGGCTCCGATGGTGATGCCGATCGTTTTGAAAGAAATGATGCGACATGCTTCGATCGAAACCACGCTCAATTATTACGTTGGCCTTGAAGCCGATAAGGTTGGTGACATCCTGTGGAAAGCCCAGGGTGCCGTTTTGGGTGACATGCTGGACTCGCTGTTCTCGTCGGCAGGTGAGGCCGACGAGATTGAGTCCTTAAAATACGACAAATAA